TGGCTATGGCGATGGCGATGGCTATGGCTATGGCAATGGCTATGGCGATGGCGATGGCTATGGCTATGGCAATGGCTATGGCGATGGATATGGCAATGGCAATGGCGATGGCTATGGCAATGGCTATGGCACAGTTCAAAAACTCAGACGTGGAAAACGATAAGGAAACAAAATGAACGTATGCACATTTACCGCACGACTCGGCGCAGATGCCGAGCAACGTTTTACCGCATCCGGCGAAAGCGTGGTTTCATTCAAAGGAGCAATTGATTCAGGATTCGGAGACAAGAAGGTTACGACCTGGATCAAGTTTATCCTGTGGGGAAAGCGTGGATCCGGCGTGTTTCCGTACCTCAAGAAAGGCGGCAAGGTGATCTGTACCGGCGAATTTACCAATCGCAAATGGACGGACAAAGAAGGCCAGGATCGTTACTCGCTTGAACTCAACGTGAATGCCCTAGACCTAGATAGCAAGAAGTCAGAGGAACCTGATTACCCTGCACGCAGCGAGAAACAATCTAGCGTCAAGTCAGGTGATCTTCCGAAAGACGATTTTTATGACGATGTGCCTTTTTAGTCGATATTTGAAATGAAACTAATCAGAATGCACAAAGAGTGGGGTTGGGAAATGTGGGGAATCCTTGGAAAAGGTGGCCGATGGTTCTTTGGATTCAGCCGCGCTGTATCTTATGTGGATACACACAAATGACAACACTCATTCAATCTGAGGAAGTATAGAAATGTTCGCACAAATGCTATTTAGCCACGTAACTCCACTATCCGAATATCAACCCATGCGAGAGGAGAAGAAAAAACTTCACAAGATGGAGTACGAGATAACCATCAATGTCCGTCGCCATTCCGACACGATAGACAAGTACCGCGCCGCATGGAAAGAAGGCGAAGTATGGCTATCGACTATGGAGATTGAGCGACGGCTAGGCATGACTAAAACATCATGTGCAAACACGCTCAAAAGGTGGCTTACCGACTATAACCTTTTGGAGCGCAGGCCAATCGGAAAGAAATATAACCCGAAGGTAGGTTACGAGTGGCGATGGTGCAATAGATAACTACTTCCATTCCCACCGATATTTGACGGTCAGAGCATTTAAGCCTTGGTCTTTCTCGACTAATGAGCTTCGATGCTCTGCCTCAATTGCAAACCCGTTGTATTCATACCCTACAGCAAGTAGTCCAAACGGATTATCTGAACATCCTTGCAACTTCCGCTTCTCATCGTAGTCGGTAAGGCATCCATCCATCACAGAAGCCCCTATCTCGACGTATGGGCCAGCAAATACAGGATTCATCCAAGCCAGCAATAGTGCGCCGTAGAAGATCAGCGCGATAGTCGAAAGTAGATAGCCTCTCATTTTGAGTTCATCATGTCAGTCTTGCGCTGGCTTGCTGATCCTTTCATGGCGCTGTGGCCGCATGAATTTTGAAAATTAAGCGTACTGCCCGCCTGTTGCAGTTGTTCCTGCTGAGTTGCCCGGAAGCGTGGCACCCCCTGTCGACGCAACTCCGTTAGTCGTCACGGTGTAGCGCGATCCAGTTGCCGATCCAGAATAGGTCGTTGTCGCAAGGTAGGCAATGGAGGCATCTGAAACAAATAGATAAGCCGTGAACGCCGGCGTTCCCGTTAATGTAACGACGTTTCCGTAGGATCGGATCGTCCCGCCAGAGCCCGCCTGAATGTGATACGTTGCGCCTCCAGAAATTGTGTAATTGCTGACGCAGTTGATATGCGCGTGGTAGGCAGAAAATACTTGAGAACTTGAAGACGCTCCGAACACAACATTACCGAACTCGATTACACCGTGCGGTATTGCAAAAAGACCGTAGCTTGAGCCAGTAATCTTGCAATCAATGATTTTCAAATAGTGCGAAGGCTCGGTAACACTAACGGCTATACCAGTGACGTTGATATGGACGTTCGACGGAGTAGAATTATTCCCCTGAATCGTTATCTTTCCAGAGCCGATTACTGCCTTGCCGACAATCGCTCCGGTATAGGTTCCATCTGCAACCTGAACAGTCACATTGTAAATTCCAAGGTCAAGGCCATCGGAAACCGTGTCGACTGCTTTCTGGATAGTAAGAAAAGCCCCTCCTGATGTGTTTGCCAGCCCGTTATTGCTGTCGCTTCCGTCCGTGCGGACATAGTAGGTTCTTGCTGCGGATAGTTTTTCCCTTCCTCCGGCTGCAGATAAATAACTTGCAGCAACTTTCTTGCTTGTACCACCCTGCACTATTTCGATAAGCTCGGTTCCACCTAGCGGTGTCGTTGCAGAGGTCAGATCGCTGATTTTCTTGCTCATGTCTTTTCCTTAGTCAGTAATGCGCGGCTCTGAAGATTCTGTAATCCGAAGCTCACCGGACTCGGTTACTCGTACATCGCCCCATGCCGCAAAGTGTTCGTGGATTTGCCAGCTTGCCAGCCCACCACGTACAGACCACAGGCGGAAATGCAATAATCCTGGCGTAAGTGCAGATGCAGGAACGGTGGCGGTTGCAGCGGTGATTCCGGTTGCCGAATGCAGAACGGACAAGGATTCGTCGGCGACTTCAATTGAATATGTAACCGAGTCCTCTGGGCCGATGCTTGCTTCGTCCTGTTCGACGATATAGGCTGTCTGTGAAATGCGGTCACGGTGCGCCCATGTCAGTACAACATCAGTCGAACCTTCGATTATTTCAGGCCATTCAAGCGAATCGAATCTGATTTTAGCTGGTGGATATGGTCTATATTGACGCTTGTCGAATGTCAGGCTATCTGGTGTTGCAGAAGCAAGCACCAACTCGCCTCGGCCAGTGATCGGCAACAACTTTACATCCACTGTTTCGGCATCTGCATATTCAGTTGTCTCGAATCCCTGATACCCATCAGCAAACCAGATGCGCGAAGATGCAACGTGGGCGACCGGAACCGTATCAAAAACTCCGCGTGAGATAGTCGCTGTTAGCGCGATTGGATCTATGGCAGAAACGAGAACGTATTCGTTTTCAATTACGGCATATCCACCAGAAACAACGATGTCAAGGTCAATTCCGCTAGCCAGCGTGATCGCTGTCGTCGTCTTGGTCAGTGCTTCGACGACGGTTGCAGACGGGCAGAAATCTCCATTTCCACGTCGTACATAATCAGCCGTGCCTACCTTTGTATAAATCGAATAGTTGATTGCATCATTGCTTGGACGAACGGCAAGCGTTTGCAGGTATCCTGAAAGCGAATCTACATAATCCATATCCGCCGCAGACAGATTACGAACCAAGTCCCAATAGGGCGCTTCTATCATTTCCTGATATGGAACAGGCGCAGGCTCGTTGCTCGGGTCTTCCCACATACTACCCTGATCGACAAGATATGTATTTTCAGGAAGTGCATAGACGTCCTCGACCGCATCAATGATGATCTGGCCGTCCTGAAGCGTTCCGCGATTGACTGACAACGCCCGATAAACCACGTCGGAAATTCCGAACTCAGGCCACGTAAGCCGGAAAACATCACCAGGGAATACCGCCCAAGCGGCGCGTGTTGCCGTCAGGTGAATACGGGCAAGCGGAGTAGAGGCTGCGTTAAGATCGCGTAACGCAACACGCTGCGCCAGTGGTGGCCACGGAATTCCAGAATATGATCTAGTCTGTGCTACAACGCCAGATTGCGCCATGATGTTCGCGGTATCCTGTACCGTTGTTGACACATCCTTTCCGGTTACGTGGTCGGTATAGACAACCGTAATCTCGTTGATTGTTTCGCCCCATTGCTGGCGCTGGTAGTCTTCGGCACTGATGAGATTGGTCGGCCCGTACTGCGGCAATGTGTCGCGGTCATAATCATCGCGGATCAGCTTTAGCGCGAAAGCTCCGGTATCCGGTTTTACATAGAGCATTCCTCCGATATGATCTAATACAACCTGAACGAATGCCTCAATTGTTTCCTGGCGATTCCACAACATCGAAAGGCCAAAACCCTCATCGAATAGCGCATTTGCGGCGGCGGTGAATGAGTCGTTATCGACTGCGCTAGTCGGATATCCCATTCCCCATGCGGTATCAGTTAAGCACTGATAAATTATGTGGGCAGGATTCATCGCCGTCACATCGGAAACGATGCTGTCGAAATCAGCAGTAAGGTCGGTTGCAGATGGAACCGTATAGGTTGATCCTGAATAAACAAGCCTTGTCGAAACCCTTGTAGCCTTTACATCAATCTGCCAGCCTTTCTGATATGGGTAGTTTCCGATTGCCACCGTTCCGGGTCCGTATGTCGTACCGCCAGTGGCGAACCCGGTTACATCGCCAAAGTCGGCAACCCTTGTCCCATTGAAATAAATCTGTATATAACCATCATCACGCCGTTGAATTGCAACGTGGAAAGAAGCAACCCCCTCATTTGTCGTTACGGCACCTGGCGAAGTCCAGCCAACCGACCAGTCGGCTTCGGAATCAATGTCTAGCTTGTTTGCGACGCCACTCGTTCCGCCATTTATATCAATGCGAATCTGTTTATCATGTACGTTCGTGCTTTGTCCTGTGTCAATCAATACTATGGTACAGGCTGCAAGGTATGATTCAAGCGTCGTCGCCGAAATGATAAATTCCCATGTCACTTCAGGATTGCTTGTGGTGCAGGATGTCAATTGCCAGCTTGACCATGTAATTCCAGTCCATCCGGTTGCCCATGGATCATCAGTCACGCCGAATTGTGCATACCCGTCACCGACCTGAACACCGTCAGGGTTGGTTAATGATCCTGGTCCGATTGCATACTGGCTAACGTCTTCGGACGATGCACCAGCGAACCGTGTAAGAAGTTTTACGGTCGCGTCACCGCCTGATCCTGCAGCAAATACAATCGGCGCTTTTGCAGAAAGCCAAGCGGTTCCACCTGTCCATCCCTGTAAGATGCGCTTTACCCTGAATGCCCACGGCTTGACGTATGGATTGTTACTAGCTACCAATCCGCCATTGAATACCGCTGACATGATCCCGCGAAATGCCGGAATTCCAGCCCCTAGCAACCCGGTTAGGTAACTATTCGCAGGCTGCGTGGATTCGCCCATCATCACATCAAGCACACCATAGACGCCGCCCTCGCGGCTATCTCCGCCAAACAGGTTTTGTGCATCTACGCCGATTGCCCCAGTGGTCGTCTGCTCACCTACCCATGCCGTGCGCTCTCCTACGTTGATCTGCTGCAACTCATCTACAGGCCCATGACAGATTCCAAAATGCAGGCCCATGTAGTAGCGATAGCCGACTGTCGCGGATTTACTGCTACCCATTTATTTCCCTTTCGGCGTGGGCGATTACGCGATCCGCCATTGCGTTTTCAGTCTTTCTCAATTCGTCGGATGTGATTCCGTTCTTCAGAAATGATCCCCAATCAATACCAATGCGCTCGCACCACTGGCGCATTCCGCGATTGCAATATCCCAATTCCCGGCAATGGCGGTGTGTGACGATCGTCACTTCTTGCCGCCTTCGCTCTTGATAGGAGTCGTTCTCAAGTCGCCATACCACAGCAAATTAGGCCCGGTTATAAGCATCGTTCCGAAGACGACAGGAATAGGTCTTCCCTGCTCGGCGACAGGAATATCGAAGTCTTCAAGCGCCGCCGGTTTTGGTTTCGGCGGTTTCGGCGCCAGCGCAACGCTGACGATGTACGAAACTACAAGCAGGATGATTTGAACCCAGAATGTCATTTAATGGCCTCAATAAATCGGAGTTCCTGAGAACGGGTTCTTTTCAGGAAAATAGGGCATTCCGCCGTAGTTCGGATAGTTTGAAAATTTTGACGTGCATGTGGCGAGCGTGTGGTCACAGCCTGGATACAGATCGACGCTGGCACTTGCTGAAAGGCCAGGTATCTGGAAGCTTATGGTGACGTTATCGCCCAATTGCTGACGGATCGCCCGGCGGCTTACAACTCCGCCATTCGTCCATTCCACATATCCGCCTGAAAAATACTCGTCAGCTACCCCGATGGTGCTGAAAACCAGCGAGGTTCCCGATACGGACGAAACCGTCTTGGTCGATTTGAACGTCGCCCGGTCAATGGCACAGCCGACGCCATAAATAACATGCGGACAGGATTTCTGGTAAAGCCTACGCAGTCCATTGCGCTTTAGCGATGTATATACAGATTCGCAATGAATTGCTGCGCTCGCGTTGCTCCACGTCACATTCAGCACGCGACCCATCCACATCGTTATCGCTTCACCATCGCCGGAATGCAGGCGGCGCAGGGTGACGGCGACAATATCTTCCGGTGGAATGGTGGAGAACAGCGCAAGCACCAATAGCGAACGGTCACACTCGATCTCCAGTGCAAGTCGTGGCGTTTCGCTGGTTGCCTCTACAGCACCCCGCGCAATCGGCACTGCGGTATAGGTATTTCCGCCATAGGATACGTCGCCATCTGAGCTGGTGTAGCGATAGGCGGTAGAACCATTGATGAATTCGTAGAGTTCGACCGGACGGCCTGATTGTGCAGAGGTTTCAATGGTCGAGTAGGTCATGGCACTGGAACCTCTATACAAGGAATAGCCACAGCCAAACCCTCGCTAGGACGGTGTAAAAGTTCTATCCTGTCAGCATCGAACCTTGAGCATTTGAGGTATGAAATTCTGCTGACCGATATTGCCGGAACAGAAACACCGAAAGCAGAATCAATCGTCAGGTCAAACGTATTACGACCACTAACCACAGGACCCGCAGAGACATTCGTTACCCTGCGAAAATATGACCCACTGGAAGATATAACCTCAATGTCAAACGTGGTTCTTCCTAATGAAGTCGCTCCGGTAGGGCAGAAAACGCGCAAAGTAGTTGATACTGAAGTTGTATCCGCAGCGGCAACAAGATCGCGTTGCCAGGATGATTGCCAGAATGCAAGCCAGCGCCCGTAGCGGCTTGCAATCCACTCTCTTAGTGCTTGTATCTCGGTTTGTGTGAAAACGTGCCAGCGCATCATAAAAGCATTATCAGGTATATACCTTGTTACTGTTGTAGATACCAATCCGGTTCCGTTGTCGAACACTTCACGCGGCCACATGATTCCTTCTTCTAGCGTTCCCCTGTTGGTAATCGTCGCCATGATCGGGATAACATCATGCGAGCGATATTT